AAAAAGGTTGAGCCAAAAAAACAACAAAAAAAAAACAAAAAAAACAAAAACAAAAAACTACCGTTTATCGGCGAAGAAAAGTAAGAAAAGGTTGACCGAAACTTATATGTAAAATTACAACATGTACATATTTCCTATCAGGGTTGTGTTTTGGTCCAACCTTTTTCTAAAAGGTTGTGTTTTGGCCCAACCTTTTTCTACTTGCTTCGCAGATAAAAGGTTGTTTTTGACCCAACCTTTTTTCAAAAGGTTGTATAAATGGATTTAGCAAAGCGTGATTTATTAATCAATTCCTTAAAAAATCAAAAGAGAGAAAAAGAACAATTATTAGTGCATAATAAAAGACAATTAAATGAACGTAAAAATGATAATCAGCATTTAAACATTGTTGTAGATGATTATAATGATTATTTTTCTCTCTTGGAAAAAGAAAAGGATAAGCAAATAGGTGCATTGCAAGTGTTAGTGGATTATTTAACAACACTTATCATAGATCCCACTTCAACACCTGAAATAATAAAACAAGCCAAACTTGATAAAAATATAATATTAAGCGAATTGAACAAACACTTTTACACCTTTTCTCAATTAAAACGCCCAAGTTTTCAGCAAACCACATAATCATTTGCTTTTGGGATTATATTTCTTGAGACACTATTAAAAAAAGGTTGAAGGATTACTCCTTCCGTAAAATCAATAGTAAGGAATTTCACCTTACGATAGTCCAACTTTTTCCACACTAATGTGGTGAAGGACGAAATGAGTAGCAATTGTAATATGTTTTGTTTGTCTTTAGGACTCACATATTACTGCTAAACCACCGTTGTCGGTAGGAAACAACCCCATTTATTATCATTGTTGTCTATTTAGTATAATCTAATACCCTTTAAATACTTTTATTTCTCATATACCAAATAAATTGGGCGTTTTAAATGAGAAAAGTTGTAAAAAAGTGTGGCAAAACAATACTTTTTAGAAAAGTGCGGCAAAAACCTTTTTTTAAAGTGTATATATAATGGGCAAGTCTAAGCGAAGCAATCATAAGAAGCGAAGCAATCATAAGAAGCGTAGGCATACAAAGAAACAAGCTGGTGGATTTAGGTATGGTAATCTCCACTCTGGTGATGTATTAGTGAGTGCAGCGTCAGCTGAACCACGCAGTCGGAGTCGTACCCGTTCGCGCACAAGAAGTAAAACTAGGAAAACTCATAAAAAATCGTTTTAGTTTGCGCCAAGTAATTTTATTTTATGTGAATATTGTATAGAGCATGAAATTAAATATTCATTCGTTATTAAGAGATAAAAACGTTCTTTATGTCACTTTGTTTATTACAATTATTAATATGTTTGCGTATTTAATGTTTAGACAATTTGACGCCGTTTTATTTTTTGTTGTGATCGGTTTAATTACAAGTCATTTTACTAAAAATATGATTATTGTGTTAATCACGGCCATTTTAAGCACTAATTTAGCAATTAGTGTCAAGTTAATTGGAAAAGTGAAAGAAGGGATGGCAAATAAAGATGAAACGGATAAAGATAAAGCGACTAAAGCTAACGCTGACAAGAAAAAAGATAATAAGAATAAACCTGATAAGAAAAAAGATAATAAGCAGAAAGCGATTGAAGGTCTAGTGTCTAACAAAGATGACGCTGCTGCTCATGACAAAGCTCCGAAAAAAACCGCAAAAAACACAGCTGCGAAAGAACCTAAATGTGTAGGCAGTGATTGTAAGAAAAAGAAAGATGGGTTTACCCAGCAATTAAACCCCGCTCATATAAATGGCATGGACGATGATGATGATGATGACTTTGCTTTTCACCCCACCGTAGATTATGCTTCTACGTTAGAATCAGCGTATGATAATTTAGATAAACTCTTAAGTTCGGATGCCATTAATAGTATGTCTGAAGATACACAACGTTTAGCTGAAAAACAACAAATGTTGATGGGCAATATTAATAAACTCCAACCGATGATGGATAAAGCCAGCTCTTTATTAGATGGATTAAATATGGATAAAATGACTGGCATGCTAGGAGGATTACAAGATAAATTGAGTGGAATCGGTAAGAATTAAACACAACCTTTTCAAAAAAGGTTGGACCAAAACACAACCTTACTTTACGCAGAATTCATAATTAAAATCTGTGTAAATACACAACTATATTGCGTGTGATTTTTGGTCCAACCTTTTTTGAAAAGGTTGTGTTTTGAAAAGGTTGTGGTTTGAAAAGGTTGTGTTTTGAAAAGGTTGTTTTTTGAAAAGGTTGTGTTTTGAAAAGGTTGTTTTTTGAAAAGGTTGTTTTTTGAAAAGGTTGTATAGTGTTATATATAATGAGCAGACGCTGTCCCCCCGGAGTGATTTGTGTAGAAAATGTCACTATTGTTTTTGTAATAATTATACTCTTTGGTGTGCTTTTATTTATTCATTATAAAAATAAAAACCCTGTGGTGAGAGAAAATGTGTTTATAAACCGAGATGGACCCGGGCCCATGTCAATGCCCATGCCTATGCCAATTAGGGAAAATGTCTTAATGAATCCTTATGATGCCCCCCTCCGTGATGATCGCTATATACAAAGCGTAGGTGGGTTTCTGCCTATAAATGTCCCCACCCAATCCGTTGACACGAATTATCGCCAAGTCGGGATTTTAACTCGGCTCAAGGGCAAACAAAAAGACACTATTTTGCCCTTAATGGGTCGGCCCTTGTTTACTAACCGAGATAAATGGAACTTTTACACGATGAATGACAGCAATAACGCAGTGAAATTACCGCTTACCTTTAAAGGCCGCAGTTGTACAAGTGAATATGGTTGTGACAATTTATATTCAGGTGATGTGGTCTTCGTAGAAGGTTACAATGAGGCTTTTAAAGTGACGGCGTATGATAATCAAGTAATGCGGTATATCCCATTTATATGAGGGAATCTCTTTATATTGTTTTAAGCATATATTCGTTAACACATATATTCGTTAACACATATATTCGTTAACACATATATTTATTTCTTTTAGAAAGTGATAAAATCTTCTTTAGTAAAGTACACATTTTTCCTGCGCCGAGTGGTCTTTTTATTGGTATGTTGGGCGACGTCCCCGCCAACAAATGGATTCGTATTAGGCGCATGTTCTCCTATTACTCCTGCAACGGCGGCTTCGGTCGTTACACTAGTGTCGTAATTCGCTGACAGTACCGGGCCAGGATTTGTGATCCCTGTGGGATACTGAATCCGCACTAAAATTTCTTTGACGCCATTGCTGTTTTCCGTAGTAGTGGTTTTTACTGAAGCGGGGCCATTATTATCACCTTGCAAACCATAAGCAGGGTTATCACCTTGCAAACCATAAGCAGGGTTATTAAATTGAAGGGGGTCTGCCCCTCTTTTCACTTCAATCTCTCTTTCTAATTCCGCTAATTGTTTTCTGGATTGTTTCACTTGTTCAGAATATTTAGGGTCATCTTTAAACTGATCAATACGCTCTTCTAACCGTTTTTTGATCAGTTCTTGCTCCGCCATCGCCGCCGTATTCTTCTCAATGTTTTCTTTCAAGGTGGTGTCCATTTTACTCCATTTCTCTAGGTCTGCTTGATTTAGTTTGTCCTCTTCTAATTCTTCAATACGTTCTGTTAATTTTATAGATATTTCTTGTTGTTTTTTCAGATCTTCCCGTCCTTTAAGAATCAGCGCATTCCGTTCAGCGAGTATGGTTTCTAATTTCTCTCTTTCTACTTTGGACTGAGTGATTGTATCTTCTAATTGTGTATTTAAGACTTCAATCTGTGAACGCCGGTCCGCAGCAGCTTCTTCAGCCTCTTTATTCCATTTTTCTGTTGTTTTTATTAATTCATCGGTTTTCTCGCGTAAATTTTTACGTATAGCATCAATACCCGTTCGTAGATTCTTTATTGTATCGGTATCTGCTTCCTGATTTTGTTCAAGCGCCGTTTGTTTTTCTTTTAATTCCTGTTCTAGAGCCTCAATCGTGGTATCATTCTTACTTAATAAATCATAGAGTATTGTTCTTTCCGCTTCGCGCTCTTTTTCTTGGGCTTGAATTGTATTGTTCCATTGGGTTCGCACACCTTCTATAAAATTCTGATATTTCAACCGGTCTTCGTCTTTCATATTTTGAATAATGCCTTCGTATTTCGTCATCAAGACGGCTTCTTTTGCCTTGTCTTTTTGGTATTTCTCTTCTAGCTCGGTCATTCTGTCACGCACAATTTTTTCTATTTCGGCTGGAGTAAGCTTATTTTTGTCTTCTTCCGGAAATAACAAATGGTGTGGTGGTGGTGGCGGTGGTGGCGGTGGTGGATAGGGTGCGCCTTTATCATTTGTAAAGACATCGGGTAATTCACTGCCTGGTAAGTCAGCCTTTGGCAAGTCAGCCTTTGGCAAGTCAGCCTTTGGCAAGTCAGCCTTTGGCAAGTCAGCCTTTGGCAAGTCAGCCTTTGGCAAGTCAGCCTTTGGCAACTGATCAAACCCTTCCTGAGTTTCATTAATGGCTTCTTCAAACTTTTCAAATTCTGCAGCAGCAGCATCCCCAAAGACATTCTGACCAGCTTCCTTCACTTGCTCGCGTAAATAGTCTTTGAATTCTTTAAATTTTGCCAATTCTTCATCGTCTGGTGTGTAAGCCCAATTATTAACAGCTTCTTCAATTTCGCCATATTTTAGTTTATCAACCAATATATCTGGATTATTTGTTTGTAAGCTTATTATTTCTTCGCGTAATGCAGCGATTTCAGTTTTTTTCTCTTTGGAGATAGTTAATTGAGCTGCTTCGCTTGCTTCTTGTGCCTGTGCCTGTGCCTCTGGCACTTGTGCCTGTTCTTCTTGTACTTCTTCGTCTTCGTCATCTTCTTCTTGTGCCTGTTCTACTTGTGCCTGTTCTACTTGTGCCTGTTCTACTTGTGCCTGTTCTACTTGTGCCTGTTCTACTTGTGCCTCTGGCACTTGTGCCTGTTCTACTTGTGCCTGTTCTACTTGTGCCTGTGCCTCTGGCACTTGTGCCTGTTCTACTTGTGCCTGTGCCTCTGGCACTTGTGCCTTAGCCAAGCGCAAATTATAGGCATTGTTTAACTCAAAAATTTCTTGCAACAAGTCAGTGAGTTTAGCAATCTCCTTCGTTTTCTCTTTTTTTTTGTTTCTTATGTTCTCTCTGTTTTTAATAGACTTGTCCACGTAATCTTTAATAAAAACTACTTTTTTATATTCGGCATCAGTCAAGGGCTCTTCCCGACCTTTGTCTTCTTCCAATTTACTGGTTTCTATTAATAAATGATTTTGGATATCTACCAAGGGATCACACGGCTTTTGAGACAATTCATTGACAGTTTCTTCTACGGCTTTTAATTTCTCCGCTTCAGTACCAGGCGATTCTTCTTTCACTTCCATCACTTGGATAATATCAGCGATGGTCTGTTTATCTTTCTCAGTTTCGGCACAATATTTAAGTGCCGCCGTTTTGCCTTCCAATGTATTTTTCAACGCTTCATTCGCTTGCTGCACTTTTGTTTCAACATCCGTTAAACCACTGGCTAATTCAGCTTCTTCAGCTTCCGTTAAAGGCTCGGCGTTTTCTGCCGGCGCAGCAGGTACAGGTGCAGGTACAGGTACAGGTTCTTGTTCTTCTCCCGCTTCTGCTTCTTCATCCCCTTCTAATTCCGCAAAGGCCGCTTCAACTGCTATATCTTCTTTCTTTTGTTCTCGTTCGCGTCTTGATAACGGCTGAGGTGCCTGAGCGCTTTCATAAACATCTTTCAACCCAGCAATCGCCGTAAATGCGGCTCTTAATTCATTTATGAATGCATTGGTTTTTTCTTTGATCATCTGTACTTTTTTCTTCTCTACAACGTCTTTACTAAGTTTTTGTGTATTTTTTAACCGCTTAATGGCTAAAATAGTAGTATTCCAGGTATCAATCAACTTCCGTAAAGTGAGACTTTTCCCAGTATTAGTCATTAACTCCCGAGCTTCGTCCGCTGTGAGATTTTGTTTAGTCAATACTAAATATTTTCCCAAGTCAGTTTTTATAGAATTGCCTATGGTCTGTAAACGGCCAATGCTGGTATAAGTTAAATTCGTATTCAACTGTATAAAATCTGATAAATCGCCAGTGACCTGCTCCTTCAAATTGCCTTTATCACGTAAATAGTCTGCATCTGTTTTACCAGCCCCGCCCGTGTAACTTTGCGTTTTTAAGGTCTTATTGCGTAGGTTTACGGATCTGTGTCGCCCCACGGTTTTTTTCACTCCCCTCAGCCGTTGTGCCGTTTTTTTCAACTTTTTTTGTGATTGATTTTTAACTTTTAGCAAATGCTTAATTTTGTTTTTAGACAATTTCATTGTTGTATATAAACTCAGAATATAAACTCAAATTTTTTATTATAAAGATAATATAATGACTTGCCCTAATGCTACTGCGCCAGTGAATATTATAAATAATACGGATTCAATCTGTGATCTCAAATGTGAATATAGTTTTCAATACCCCAATTCTAGCCTAAATGTGGCGAATAGGGGCGATTATCTTTCTTTAAAAACGGATGCTGCTAATAATCCACCAGTCACATTCAATGCAAACAAGTATGACGTCAGTGAAATTCGGCTCTATCAACCCTCCCTCCACGCCTACAGTGGGAAAAGTGCTGCGGCCGAAGTGATTATTGTGCATAATGGTGTTTCCAGTCAAGGCAATTTACTTGTCTGTGTACCGATTGTATTGGGTTCCGCCTCTACAAGTAATCCCGAGAGTTCAGAACTCTTAGACCTTATTATTGCCGAAGTGGCTAAAACCGCCAATTCAGCGGGGGCTAAGACCTCAGTGAATATTCCTAGTTTCACGGTGAATAAATTTGTCCCCCTTAAACCGTATTTTTCTTATACTGGGACCTTGCCCTATTCGCCCTGCAGTGGGCAATATGATTATGTGGTGTATAGTCAAGACAATGGAGCATTTCTCTCTATTACGGCACAGGCGTATGGTGCCCTGCAGAAAATCATTAGCGCTAATACTTACAGCCGGCAGACGAACCGTGGAGGGGTATATTATAATAAAAATGGACCTACTAATGGAGCCGGAGGGGCGCCAACGGGCGATATTTATATGGAATGCTTACCCACTGGGAGTGAAGGCGAGACTTTAGTCCCGTTGACTAAGAATTCGGCGGAGTTGTTTAATACAGAATCCATTAAACAATTTTTCACCAACAATAGTTGGATAATAAAAGTCTTGGTGGGTTTAGTGATTGTGGTGGTTTTAATTAAACTAGGGGGTTACCTGTTTAGTAAATATGAGAAAAAAACCGCTGCAGCCACGGGTCAATCGGGTGGCGCTACCGCTCTACCGAAACATATACTACCGAAACATATAGTAAAAGCGATGAAACGTTATTCAGCCCATAAAACCTAAAATAATCCTTTATTTGCTTTAAAAAAGCATACTTTTTCTAAAAGTATATTTTTCCTATAAAAGTATAGGTTAAACAATAGTTATATTTTCTTTTGATCTAGTCAAGTATTCATTCAATCCAATAAGTAAAACGATCAAGACTAAAATCACATACGTGTGCGTTGGAACTTTACTATGTAAGATAAATTTAGAATACAAACTCACTGTAACAGAGAGAATAGAGATATATAAAATATAAATTGTAATGACATCATCGTTGCCGTAATAATAAAATAAAGGTATTTTAATAGAATAAGCTAAAATCGCAAACAGCAAAGACCAGACAAATATATATTTGAATGGATATTTCTTTTTCGGAAAAAGTTTATAACCAAAACTGGCTATAACATAAAAAATGGAATAAATAATAATCCCGACAACTAAAACTAGAAAGTCGGAGTTGAAGAGCATGGTTCAGTTATATACAACCTTTTGAAAAAAGGTTGGGCCAAAACGCCTCAGCCAGAGCTTGAAGATTCTAAAATTCAACAAGTAGTGTTATTGAATTTTCAAGTGAGGATATTACTGTTAAACCAAGACCCTGTTAATGTTAGGATAAGTTTATTAGAGTTGATTATACGATTGCGCCGTTAAACGGTTGATGACAGCCTGGTAGGCACTTTTATCCCTCTGGGTTAAAGACTCGTTCCATTCTTGGGCCAGGTCCGCCCGTTCTGTGTCCGTGTAAGACGCCGTGTACAATTTCGCAATGATGTTTTCTGGATGCAATGTTTCACACTCTAAATTATTTATCAGCATAGTGCTGTAGCTAGGGAGGAGGATATTGTACAGCGTTTCGCCATTATAGGTGACTTTTTTCACTTGGTCGGAATAGTCCAAGAACCGATAGGCTGGGACAAGTTGACCTTTAAAGGCGATTTTATGGTCCTTGGACAGGAGGGTTTTGGTATGGGGGACATTACGGCCTAACGCGTGTGGTGCCAAACTGATGAGGTATTTGTCTAAGGTGACCGTACGGGTCACGTGTAAAATCGGTTGGTGGTTAATGGTATGCAGTTGAGGGTCAATGGATTCAATTGCAATGCGGCCCTGATCCGTAGTGATGGGTGTACCTGCCGGAAAGCAAATGTTGGAAATAACCGGGGTGGGCGTCGGAGTGGGCATCGGTGTGGGCATCGGTGTGGCTATATCTGAAATACCATGAGCTCCGCCCAACATGTTTCCACCTAAACTTAATTTTTGGGGTTGGGCAGTTGAATTAAGCCAAAACGCTGGACCTGGTAAGTCACCAACATAAGTATTAGTGCCGACAATTTGTCCTAAACTATTAATATTACTGGCGGTGTTAAAGCGAAAAAAACCCTGTAAACTTAACAGTGTGGGAAGAGATATAGAATCAGCCCAAATCACTGCGCCAGCTCCACTGGTTGTGTCTGTGGTTATAGTATTATTGCCGACAATTTGTCCTAAACTATTAATCCCACGGGCGACTCCGCTAGTTACAGTTCCAGGTAACCTTAATGTTCGGGGTGGGGAGTCAGCATCAGCCCAAATAACTGGTTTATTTACCTCATCAATAACAATGCTGCCGACAATTTGTCCTAAACTATTAATCCCAAAGGCGACTCCGCTAGTTACAGTTCCAGGTAACCTTAATGTTCGGGGTGGGGAGTCAGCATCAGCCCAAATAACTGGTTTATTTACCTCATCAATAACATTGCTGCCGACAATTTGTCCTAAACTATTAATCCCACGGGCGACTCCGCTAGTTACAGTTCCAGGTAACCTTAATGTTCGGGGTGGGGAGTCAGCATCAGCCCAAATCACTGGTATTGTATTAGGATTAAACTCATCATAATTACCAATTTCGCCGACAATTTGTCCTAAACTATTAATCCCATAGGCGACTCCACCCTGTTCCCCCCCTAAACTTAAATATTTGGGTGGGGAGTCAGCATCAGCCCAAATCACTGGTTCTTTGCGCTCAACATTATCACTACTTTTAGTAATTTCGCCGACAATATTCATTTATATATATATTGCGTATATAAAAAATGTAAACAATATATATATATATATCTTTACAGTTGTTGATATTGCGTATTTTCATATAACACCTTCATAATCCGTGGGGGCAGCGTCGTGTAAGCCAGCTAATACAGGTTTATATGCCGACCCGACCGACGTCTCATTGCGCACCACGGGAGCCATACGCGCCACTTCTTCTTCTTCTAAGGTATAAGGAAAATCATTGAATTTGCTAAAATCCATCACTTTTCTCTCTTCCGATGGTAAATACTCGCGGATTGCAAAATTTCCCGAACTTAGTGAAGCCCGTTTAATCATGGTATAAACGGCTATTAACGCAAGGACACCCGAGACTTTACAGACATTGAAGAAAATATGCAATGCCAAGAGGTACAACGCCACTTTCCCATAAATGGAATCTACCGCTCCCGAGAGAAACGCCGGTAAATGCACCTCCAACAAAATATACATTATCAAAAGGATTGAAAGCGTTAAATGTTCCCGTTTTTCCATTTTAATTTTCCGCAACAGATTTTGCATTATATACACTAAATATATATTTTTATTTTTCTCTTATCTTGAGGATTTTCAATAAATATAATTAAAGTAAAAATTGAACTAAACCGATTTCATTATAATATAACAACAAACGAAGAGAATGGAACATAGTATTTATCTCGGTCCTAAAGGTTATACCATTTATAAAGAATGTTTATCCGACAAAGATTTGCTGGACATAAAAGAAGAATTAAATGTCCGGGCATATGTGCCGACCTCGCCCGTTCAGCCCCCCGCGTTTCCGGTCTTTCGTGAAGCCCCCAAGAAAATCTACTTGCCGCGGTTTTATGGCATAAATAATTACGGCCCCCCGGAAGAAATTCGCATTCCCCGTGGAACGGATATAGATATCACGTTCAATGGCGAGCTGCGGGACTACCAAAATCATATTATTTCCGAATATACAAAGCATACGCATAAAGAATTGGGTGGCGGAGGGTTATTAGAAATTCCCTGTGGGCGGGGCAAAACCGTGATTGCCTTGAAAATCATCGCCACCTTGAAAAAAAAAACTCTGGTGATTGTCCATAAAGGGTTTCTCTTAAACCAATGGATTGAACGAATTGAGCAATTCCTCCCGACGGCGAAAGTCGGCCGGATTCAGGGCCAAATATTGGATATTGATGGCAAAGATATCGTGATAGGGATGTTGCAATCCCTTTCTATGAAAGAATATCCGGAGGACCTTTTTCAAAGTTTCGGCTTGACCATCGTAGATGAATGCCATCATATTTCGTCCGAAGTTTTTAGTCGGTCGCTGCAAAAAATTATCACGTTTTACACCTTGGGGTTGAGTGCCACCATGCAGCGCAAAGATGGTCTTTCTAAAGTATTTAAAATGTTTTTGGGAGATATTGTTTATAAAGAAAAGCGCGAAGATGAGGATCCAGTTTTGGTCAAGGCGATTGAATACCGCACGACGGATGCCGAATTCAATAAAATGTGTTTTGATTACCGGGGGAATCCCGCCTACAGTACGATGATTTCTAAATTGTGTGAGTATAGTCACCGCAGTGAATTTATATTGAAAGTGATTACACACGAACTGCAAGAACAGGCGGGTCAACAATTGATGATTCTGGCACACAATAAGAATATTTTAACTTACCTTTACAAGGCCATTGAACACCGGCATATTGCCACGGTGGGTTATTATGTGGGGGGGATGAAAGATGCGGATTTGAAAAAAAGTGAAACTTGCCAAGTGATTATTGCGACCTATGCCATGGCGGCGGAAGCCTTGGATATTAAAACCTTGACATCACTGCTGCTGGCGACACCTAAAACCGATATTATCCAAGCCGTCGGCCGTATATTACGGGTGAAACACGAACGGCCATTGGTGATTGATATTATAGATACCCACGAGACCTTTATTAGCCAATGGCAAAAACGTCGCAAGTATTATGCGAGTAATAAATATAAGATACTTCATACAAATAGTTTGTTGTATGAAGCAAGTATAAGCAAAGCAAATATAAGCGAAGCAAGTATAAGCGAAGCAAGTAAAACAAAGCAACTCAAGCAAACCGATATTTGGAAACACTTGGCCGAACCTGCTAAAAGTAAAGGTAATAAATGCAAAGGGACTGAAGATACAGATTTATATGTGTCGCTAGAAACGAAAATGAAGGGCAAGTGTATGATTGATATAAATACGTTATGATAACACGGATATCTTTTACGCGCCACGTATTATTTTACCACAATCATTATAGGGCAATAACGGTGGTGGACTCGCTAAAGCACTCTCATTCGGTCCTAACATACTATCTAACCCCTGACCAAACGAAATGGCTTTATTACCGTAGGGTTGATCTTGGGATGCATCACGACCTCTGGTATAGTCACTAGCACTGTTCATCCCACCTCTCATCATCCACTGGCGACGCGCTGTAAATTTGTTTCCCCCACGACGACTGCGTTTTGCGCCCCGACTTCGTCTTGCGCGTCTTGTACGTGTTGCGCCCCGACTTCGTCTTGCGCCCCGACTTCGTCTTGCACCCCGACTTCGTCTTGCACCTCCCACTGTGTGTTTGTGTGACTTATTTTTACACCCATATTGCGTATGTTTTTTCCCGCCTTTAAATAAAGGAGGAAATAAATTACGATAATTACCAAGGTTATTATAACCTCGCACTTCTGAATAAGGCGCGTTAGGTCCCGCAACCGGCGCAATAGGTTTATTCGTGAATTCATAGCCAATATTTCCGCCGAAATATTTTTTGGCACTTTTACTCTTACGTCTTCGTTTGCCCCCAATAATATACGGCGGTTCGGCAAACGACGATTGCGATGCTAAATAACCCTGATTGGTTCCTGCACAGCCAACACCGGCAATCTTGGCATACGGGTCGGCATATTTATTGGCTTCAAACGCAAAGTTGGTTGGTTCAGTATTATATCCACTAAATGACATATATATACAACCTTTTAAAAAAAGGTTGGGCCAAAAATTTATTGTGCGTACGCAGTTTTGTTTTTGGATCAACCTTTTGCTAAAAGTTTTTAAAAATATTTACCAAAAAAATTATTGTGCGTACGCACTTTTTTTGGCCCAACCTTTTTCTAAAAGGTTGCTAAAAGGTTGCTAAAAGGTTGAACCCAAAAATTTATTGTGCGTATGCGGTTGTTTTTTGGCCCAACCTTTTTCTAAAAGGTTGTTTTTTGGCCCAACCTTTTTCTAAAAGGTTGTTTTTTGGCCCAACCTTTTTTTAAAAGGTTGTTGTTATCACCTCCACCGGTTGCCATTTTTTGAATTTTCTATTATAAACGCAGCGCATTGTTAAAGATTTCTCTAAATCCACGAATTTATCTATGGCTGTATCTTCATAATCCATTTCGTCTTCGCTTTCTTCCAAATAATCCAAATTTATATTTTCTCTAATTCGTCTAAAGAGCGAATTCAAATAAACACTGGATTTATAACTCGGGACGAACGCTATACCATTAAAAACATTAGCCTGATCATACAAGTGATAGATATCTGCATCTATCGTTGCCTTTACCTGAAATACCGCCTCTTGAAGTGTAGCTGAATTAAACTTATACAAGCCTAAACTATAATTTTGATTAGAATTACAGAATCGCACCCCCTGCAGTCCATAAGGCAAACCGTTGACTGCAGCTAAGAGCTGTTCGTAGTTGGTTTTTAGCACCGGCAATCCTAGGAGAAGAAAAGCTGGGGTATAGGCCACTTGTTTCACTTCACTCGCAAAGATTTCTCGCAATAAGCGTAATTTTTCTATAAATGGGGCTTTATCTACCAACATATTTTTATAATAAAATAAATGTTCACAGGTGAAATGTGTTAAATTATTCGCGCTAAAAACCGTGCCGTATATAACAGTATTGAGAGCTAGATTAGCGGCGAAACAGGTCGGATAAGGAGTGATATCGCAAATATTATTTTTCTCATTCAAGTGCAACAAAAAACAGACATTTTTATCGTGCCAATACGTAAACCAGACAAATGCTTTTGGACCAGTAGGAATGAGCATATACACATCCGCATAAACTTTCTTATGTAAAATGTTTTCATAGGAAAGTTCCAAGGGAGGAAAACGGCTCAGTAACTGTTTCTTCTCATCGTGTGTCAGGACGTTTTTGTTAGACATGTTCTTTATACAATACATAAGTTAGCTTTAATAGACTTTTATATTATATTATTAACGGCGCTAAAATGGCGTATAGGAACCAAAACTGGATTCGTTCGCGGCCTGAAAAGGGTTATTGAATGCATTTGGCATTGCATTTGGCATTGCATTTGGCATTGCATTTGGCATCGCATCTATAGCTGTTGTATTGGGTTTTTTCAGTTCATTCAAAAAATTCTTTAATTCGGCTTGCATGCTTTCTTGGCCCATACTTTGTGGGTTCATACTTTGTGGGTTCATACTTTGTGGGTTCATACTTTGTGGGTTCATACTTTGTGGGTTCATACTTTGCGGACTCATACTTTCTTGGCCCATACTTTGTGGGCTCATACTTTGTGGGCTCATACTTTGTGGGCTCATACTTTGTGGGCTCATACTTTGTGGGCCCATACTTTGCGACACTATATTATTTTGCGCCATTCTCTCTTGCCCCCCTTGTTGAACTGATGCATAGTCATCTTCCTTTTTTATCCCCGCAAACATTTGATTATATCTTTGCGCAGGCTTATTTACTAAATCTTTTACTTTTGGGACTGTAAGTGTATTTTTAAAAAATCCATATAAATAATGAATAAGGCCTATTAATAACAAAGATACAATTATATATTTTACTGTTGAAAATAACATTATATTTTATATATATCTAACATAAGTTTAGACCTGATAAAAACGTAACAATATCATTTATACTATCATTTACATTTATCGTATCATTTACATTTATCGTATCATTTACATTTATCGTATCATTTACATTTATCGTATCATTAACATTTATCGTATCATTTACATTTATCGTATCATTTACATTTATCAAAAAATAGAGGGCACTGGTCTGTTTATCTTGTTTTTCCAAAATTAATTGAACACGGCCTGGCAAAGCATGGACCGGCAAAGCATGGATCGGCAAAGCATGGACCGGCAAAGCATGGACCGGCAAAGCATGGACCGGCAAAGCAAATGTATACATATCTATCGTTTCCATAATATGATATGGATTAATTTGATACCAATCTACATCATATTTTATACTACTTTTATCTACGATAAAATCTATATTTTGAATAGTTATATTTTCAATCGGCACATCCTTAATCTCTAATCGCATCAATTTATTTTCTTTCACAAGAAAAATACCTTCGCTGGAGTATATACGATTGAAACTGGTTTTATTCAATAATGTCATACCCAGAAAATCCATCTTATCAGCAATACTGAGATCTGAGAAATAGAAGCGTGTCATAGTGCCAACGGGTGTCATAGTGCCAACGGGTGTCATAGTGCCAACGGGTGTCATAGTGCCAACGGGTGTCATAGTGTCAACGGGTGTCATAGTGTGTATGAATAATAATATATAAACTATTTAAACCCATTCATTTAAGAATAAATAAAATGACAACAATCGTATTAATAGATCACAACGGTAATATAAAAAATGTCAAAACCAAAGAACTTACTCAAGTCACTTTGTATAAAAAATGCGGTTTCCGGTCTAATGAAAATTTTGAAAGAACCGCAACATGGGAGGTGGAATACAATAAAGAAGTATTTATGATTGAGTTATGGGCCAAGTCTGAAGGTAAATCCAACAATGAAAATAAATATGATTTTCCGCCCCCGGTAGATAATATTTTATATTACGGCACTTGTGCTTTAATTCGGGTAGATAACAAAGATCGTATATTAAATTTGACAGCAGAAATCTGGTTAAAACTTTATGATAAATTATTTGGCGGTTTTGAAGAATTGGATGAAGATGGTGTTGAAGAAGACGACGAGGATCTGGGCGAGGAGGAAGAAATTGAAGAAGAGGAAATAGTGGTGAAACCGAGTAAAAAAAAAGGGAAAAAAAATGACGAGGAAGAAGAAGATGACGAAGCTGACGAGGATGATGAAGAAGGCGAAGAAGAAGAGGAAGAAGTTAGAAAAAAACCTGGCAAAAAAACTATTGTCGCCATTGAGAGCGAAGAAGAAGAAATAGAAGATTATTATGGATCCGAATTAGAGGAAGAAGCGTATTCGTATTCGGATGATGATTAACATCAACCTTTTAGCAACCTTTTAGCAACCTTTTAGCAACCTTTTAGAAAAAGGTTGGACCAAAATACAACCCCATAGAGAATGCGTACGCAGAATAATTTTACGTTCAAATATAAATTTTTATAAGTCTAAATTATAAAAATTGAAATGGTTTATATATATTTATAACACCTATAAAAAATGGAAGCCCGCAAAGAATTGATCGTGGAAGCCCGCAAAGAATTGATCGTGGAAGCCCGCAAAGAAGTTGTCGTTGACCCCCAAGAGGGACGTTATTATTATGCCACAACCTGGACCGAGCGCGAAGTCATAGATGATTATACCCACCGGTATTTTAGCACTAACCCGCTAAAATATGTAGGCAAGTATATTGGTGGACGAATTCAAGGCTGGGGCACGGCGCAAAAGGAATGGGCGCATTTTATAAATGAACGCGGTGAAAAAGTGATTGTTGCCTACAATCAGGAATTGACGACGGCCTTTTATGAGTTGCCCAAAATACACTTAGGACTTAAAACAATATAAAGACATTATATGAATGTATAATATACGTAAGAATGTTTATGGTTTACAAATTTTATGATATTGACAATGAAATGATTGTCATTCCAATCGGTATGTATACGGATTTTCAAAATGCATTAACCGACTTGAAAAATACATTACGCAAATTTAATTATTCATACGATGACAGCCAAAATATATATGAGAATGATACCTATTTTTTTACTAAAATTGAGCGATACAATGATGAAATAATTTATAATGATTTATCGTTTGAAATTATTTTGAAAAGTTCAGAATGTAATTTGTTAATTCCACCGGATGTATCTTTCAAGATGAACGAACTTCAATTATCCGCATAATAAAATAGAGAGAAACAGTTGAGCCAAAATCTTAGGCGTACGCATTCTCTATGGGGTTGTATTTTGGTCCAACCTTTTTCTAAAAGGTTGTGTTTTAATATTAAATTGAATTAATATAAACATTTATTGCTTATATTAATAAATAGGTTTCAATATGCGTTCTATTAAAAATCCCCAGGAATTTCGTGCCAATATCAATACCCAATTGCAGAAATTCTTACCTGATGCGACTATTTGCAAGAATTTAGAAAAGGGCATCTACAATTATTGTATCAAAGCCGCCACCGAGCGCCAGATTGTTAAAAAGTGGGATAATATCTATTTCACACACCTCTATGTAGACCGCTTACGTACCATTTATTTCAATTTGAAAAAGCCTGCTTTGGTTGAACGTATTATGACGAAAACCATCAAGGCACACGAAGTCGCCTTTATGACTCATCAGCAAATCGTCCCGGAAAAATGGGCACAATTGCTCAGCGACAAGAAAATCCGCGAAGAAAATATGTACGCCCCGAAATTGATGGCTTCTACCGATAGTTTCACGTGCCGCAAATGTAAATCTAAAGAATGCAGTTATTACCAATTACAGACCCGGTCGGCCGATGAACCGATGACAACGTTCGTGACTTGTATTACGTGTGGGAATCGGTGGAAATGCTAATGACGGGGGCTCGCCCCCGGGACCCCCACCAAAAATTCGTATGCTTCTATAACGGGGGCTCGCCCCCGGGACCCCCCACAAAAAGTGACGCATATTGTGATAGTTTTTTTAGAGTTTCAAATTGTGACTATAAAAAGCATATAAGCATATAAGCATATAAGCATATAAAGTATTATGGAATTAGACACAATCCTTGAACATATTAAGAGAGAACGAAAAAATATAATTTACGTAGGCATTGGGACCTATGCTGGTTTAAAAGAACCCGATGGCACCTTGTTGCTGAAAAATTACCATCAATATCCCCCTTTTTTACAGAATTTAAAAAATTCGTATGCTGATGTGTCCCTCTCTATTCTCTTGATTGACCCATGTCAGGAAAATCCACCGTACTTGGTAGAGGATAAAGGCCTAGTGCCTAAGGATAAGGGCCTAGTGCCTAAGGATAAAGGCCTAGTGCCTAAGGATAAAGGCCTAGTGCCTAAGGATAAAGGCCTAGTGCCTAAGGATAAAGGCCTAGTGCCTAAG